GTCAAGAGGTAGCAAGATAGCGGTTATGACCAATGACCCTAGCGCATTATACAAGATGTATATTATCAATGAGAGTGCTGGTAGTTGGGATACAGAGGGTATATGGTGGAGTAATAACTCACACAAACCTACCCTACCCACGCCACCTACCCCATACTATGGCTATGAGCCTAGTGTGTATGATATAGTAGTAGCAGGGGAGAGTGATCCCTTCGCAGACAATACCTTTGAGTGTCCTAATTGTGAGGCTTTAGTAGATCTATGGGAGAGTGAACTCTACTGCTTGCTATGTGAGTGTTGCTTTGATTGTAGCGCACAGTTCTTAGACTGCCTATGCTACAACCCTAATGCTAAGGGTATGATAAGAGATGAGTATGGATTTATTGATAACAAGTGGTATAGTAAAGAGCCACTTGACTTCTAGAATTGGTAGTGATATACTCACTATCATTGGCTTGGTAAATTACCAAGTTAATAATAAACGAAAGGTAATACAATGACAACCACGACTATACAAGTAGAGGATTACTTGGCTAGCATATCACTAACACTTGCTGACTTAGCAGATGAACTTGCTACTGTTCAGTTTGATGTAGACACTACCAATGGGTATGAGCCTAAGGGTTCTATACTAAAGGCACTACCAACACAGTCAAGGTTCAAGCCTAAGTCTATGTGGGTATCACTAGGTAATGGCAAGTATCAACACTTGACTGGTGAGAAGGGCTTAATCGCCAAGCACTCACGCCTAGAAGGTTATACTTCAGTAGTATTCCGCCCATAATAAACTAGTTAATTGTGGGTGGGGTTATCGCCCCACCTACACCAACACAGAGAGGATAGTATGCTAGAGGATTACGATTGGACTTCATATATTAGTAAGAGAGATACCAAGCACCTATCAGATGAGGAGACTAAACAGATGATAACAGAATTAAATTCAGCAGTTGGTCGCATATGCTTTGAGTATGGGATACACAACTAATGCCGAATAAATCTATTGATACCTATGCCTTCGGGGATAAGGACTTAGATGTTAGTAATGGGTTGTGTGTTAATCACAACGACCCTGACCTATGGTTTGCTGGTGAGATAGACTTACTCAGCACTAACACTAGTGTAAATGCTAACTCACCTGTTGCTAAGGCAGAGGTAGAGAAGGCTATCGCTGCCCTATCTGTATGTAAGAATTGTCCCGCTAAAGATAACTGCTTACAACTAGGCAGTCAAGGCACGCAGATATACTATGGTATATATGGTGGCACTATGGCAGGAGAGCGGTTAGTAGTAGCAGGTATGTCTATTAAGAATGCTACGAATAAAAATAGAATTGCCTTCGCACGGAAGGTAAGAAAGACAATGAAGGAAAGGGGTATGAGTGGAGATTAAACAGTATAAGATAACTATCAAGACCCAAGCAGAACTAGTGTATTATGTATCAGAGTATGATATAGATGCCGCAATTAACTTAGCAATAGACGCACCATATAAAGAGTGGGAAGTGTCTGAGTTTGATATGCCAACAGGGGCAGATGTAATAGCAAAAGAAATCTAAGGGGGTTGCTATAAAGTTTGTGTTATTTAATATGGTGTTAGGCTCTATGCTTATACTTGGTGGTTCGCCACCTATATATGCCGCCTTCATATTACTAATCATATATTTTATAGGTTCATTGATATGAAAACTAAAATTATATTGCTACTTGCTATAGGCTTAACAGTCATAGTAAGTATAAGGTTCGTTACTCCTACGCATAAAGCACCTACCAATCCAATCGTTGAGGTTGACTGGAGCGTAGAAGATAGCAAGGCTTACGCTCAGGATATATTATATGACTGGCAATATAAACAATGGTTGTGCCTTAATAAATTGTGGACTAAAGAAAGCAACTGGAGACCCAATGCTTATAACAAAATTAAAGTAATGGGTAAGAATGCTGGAGGTATACCACAATTATTAGGGCTCGACCCTAAGACACCACCGCCTATCCAAATAGACAGAGGGTTATCTTATATCTATAACAGATATAATACCCCTTGTGAGGCGTGGAAGTTCTTTACTAAGAAAGGATATTACTAATGACAGAACCTAAACATATAACAGAACTTAAACCTGATTACAAATCAGCGATGGACATACGCGGTACGCCAACCACAGTATGTCCTTGCGGGTGTAACATATGGAACTTAAAGACTGTGTTTGATGATGAGACTGGTGAGATAGATATGTATTTCACAGATATGGAGTGTGCTTTATGTGGCACTCTTGCTACCGCACCAACACCTGAAGATAGTGAGGAGATGTAATGCCAACTTATTCGTATAGATGTCTTGATGATAAGACACTACTAGAACTAAGTCGTAGCGTTGATGAACGAGATGACTTGGTCGAGTGTCCGCAATGTAAGAGAGAGATGATAAGAGAATACCAAGCCAACCCAGTTCACTTCAAAGGGACAGGGTTCTATTCAACAGGAGGATAATGAACGAGCAAGAATTGTTTGACGCACTAAGAGATGAATACTATCCTGACTTAATCAAGGTAGCCGATGAGTATTCAAACTTTGATTGTGTATCTGAACGCGAGGATTTATATATTGAATTGAAATGTAGGCACGCACACTATGATGATTTATTAATAGAGAAGTTTAAGTATACTAACATCTTAGAGCAGGCTAACCTATGTGGTAAGATACCAATTTATATTTGCTCAACACCATCAGGTGTATGGGAGTTTAATCTTGATACAATCAAGGTTAAGTGGCAGGATAAAGATAACTTACCTAAGACTACCGAGTTTGAAGACATCGAAAAAGTAGTTAAAACCGTAGGTTTTCTGCCTATTTCTAAGGGTAAAAAATTATTTGCTGACTTCTATGAAGATGAAGAGTTAGATGATAACGACCTATGGTCTGATGGAGAAGTAGACTTTGACCCTAACTCAGACGATGGCTACTCTTCTGATGCTTGGTCTTCAACAGTATCAACATCATAGTATGGTTTGTATCCACCTATCTTGTTAATTAATCTAGTGATGGCACGCTTAAGTCTCATTCGTGCAGCACTATCAGTCTCAAGTTCTAAGTAGTTTGCTATCTCGCCGAAGTCTAGGTTCTCTGCGAAGCGTAAGAATATAATCCTTCTATCTTCTTTACTTAACTTCCAATAACCTGCGTCAACTTCTAACATCATAATGGTTAGGTTGCCACCTTCGGCAGGGGCAGATGGTCTACCAGTTCTACCAAGATTTAACTTATGAACAACACCATACTCACCGCGTAATACAGGTGGTAGTAATGCTTCTACTATTACAGGCTCATAGTAATGTAAGTCTGCAACATCATAGCCTAAAGACTTAGCCTTCCATCTCTGACAATAATCTAATGCTTGATTGCGAAGTGAACGATAGATTAAATTCTTTGCATCTCTCTCACCTATTGCTTCCCAATCTTTAAGTTTGTTTGGGTGCTCGGTAAACCATTGATACAGCGATTGCTTTATATCTGCTAACTCTACCATAGTAAACTTCCTATGATACTCAGAGGCAACCGCTGCTACAATGTAGTCCCACTTCTCAATACTATCCCAGTCCAATTACTTCCACACCTTCTTATCAAATACGAATGAACCATCCATATTAACTGGAACTAATTGTGGAGTAACCTTATTCCCATCAACATATAGGACACCGAAACCTTTGTGCCAAGTGAACAAGCCGCCTCGAATATACTTAGCAAACTTAAAGTCCATCAAGCAACCAGTCTCTAATCCCCATATAGTCTTAGGTGTGCCACCAAAGTACGACTGAGTGTAATGTGTCAAGCCAGCACGGTGCGTATGACCACACACAACGGACATACCAGCACGTTTGGCTAGTCCAAGTGCGGTAGCACCAGCAGTAGGTTGAACATTACCCTCGTCGCCGTGCAATAGCAACCAGTTAGGTGCTAATTCATATGGCTTTTCGTGGTATGTAATACCTAAGTCATCAAGTTTCAAGAAGTTCTTTAACTCTAACTCAGGTAAGCCAGCAAGTCCTGGCGCCCTCATTCTAATTGTATTAAACAATCTATCGGTATGATTGCTTCTAATCATATGCTTAATCTTTAATGATTCAAGCACACGATGCGTCTCATCTCTATCTCTAGCAATAGATTTCTCGTGTTCAAGGTCAGTACCCTTGCTCCACTTTGAGATAGTCTGCATATCCATTTCATCCCCAACAGATACCACCTCGTCAGGTTTATATTTCTTTATGAAGTTAGACAGCGCTGAGACTGCCTTCCTATCGTGGTATGGTACCTGTAAATCAGATACGCAGACTATAACCTTCATTGGCTTATCCTTAATCTCTTAAGTTCTTTAAGTATTTCATATAGCATAATTGTTACTGACACGTTCCTAACATCTAGTTCATACTTAGAAAGAAGTTCATCAAGTTCTTCTTGTGTGCCTTTCATTTGTCCCATTGTCCTCTCAGTACTAGCAACCCTATGATTGCATAGTTAGCCATATCCTTGAAAGAATCTTCAAGTGATTCGTGTTCAGGATTACTCTTGCTATCATATAAGTTATTGATGCGTGCTAACTTATCGTGCATCCGAACTCTTAGTCCGTTAAGCGCACCACCAGGTGCATCAGCAATATTCTTTGGTCCATAATCTTTATGTTTGGATAATAATAGATCTAATAGTTCTTGGTAGGTTGTCCCTACTGCTGACTCAAAAGAGGTACTGTCAGGGTAACTACGAGTTTCCCATCCATCTTCTTTACTTGGCTTATTTGGAAACCTTGTTCCTCCAAGTGGGTTATAATCTGCCATTCTTCACTCCCCCTTTTCAAGTAACTGCTTGAGTTCATCATCTATTTCCATCATCTGTGATTCGATTATCATTTCTTCTACTATATCTCTTATCGCTTCGGGGTGTGTCTCCGCCGTAAACAATGTCATATATGTAGACTGGGTTATATTTTCTATCTGCTCTTGATTGCCTGCATATTTATACAGGCATCTAAGTAAGGAACCTATCATTAACTTAGCCCCATTAGGTAAGATTAATGATGGATCAAACCTCTCATCATCTTCAAGCAAATGATCTGTTGCTTCGAAAACATTCTTAAATCTTTCACCGCATTCAGGACAAGGTGGTATGTTGCTATCTGTCATAGTCCTGCCCTATCTCTAACATAGTCTGAACCATACTTAACGTATGCACTATTAACATCTTCCCCATCTGGTAACTGAACAATGGTAACTGGTAGTTCCCTTGCTAGGCTTGTTGCAAATTCTTTTCCTGGTTGATCTCCATCTGCAAATACAAATACTCTTTCAAAGTCAGCGAGTAATCTTGTGTAATGTTTCTTCCAACTATTAGCACCAGGCACACCAACACAAGGGATACCAATGCAACTAGATAAAGTAACTGTATCCAACTCACCCTCACATACCGCTATGTAATCGCCTGCCTTCTCTATATCCAATACGTTATACATCTTAGTCTCAGCCCCAGTCATACCCATATACTTAGGCTCTACGGCAGGGTTAAGGGAACGAAAGCGTAGGTCAACAACACCAGACTTGGTTATATATGGTATAGATAGCCTACCTTGGAACTGTTCGTGTCCGATCTCAGGCTCCCCTACTACGCCGAATCGAGCCAGACGTGCTGCTTCCATTGTTATTCCTCTGCTTCGCAGGTAGTCTTCCGCCTGATAAATGTTTGCCGCGTACTTGGCTGTTGCTTTGCCCAGTAATTCTTTCTGCGATTGACTTTGCTTCACGTATATCTACCCTCTCTTGCTGTGCGACAATTTGTAAACTGTTACCTTGGACTCCGCAGGCGAAGCATATGTATATGTTATTGTCGATATTAACACTCCCTGATTGGTGAGTGTCGGAGTGGAAAGGACATTTGAGATTAACCTGCCCGTGTTCTTGTCGGACTTGTGCTCCGTAGTGTATAAGTATTTCTCTAATACTTGGTAAGTCATTTGCCTGCCCTCTTAGTCCATTGTTCAAAGTCTTCCACCACCCAAGCCTTATCTATACCTGCTTGTCTCCGCTTAATGATTACAAACTTAAACGGAACTTCTTTTAATCCTCTAGCCTTAGCATAGTTCTCTGCTTCAACCTCAGCCTCACGCCAAAACTGTGGCAGATCTAACTTCTTTGTTGCCTTTAATTCTAATATGTTTGCTGCTCCATCTAAGAAAGCAACTACATCACCCTCGTCTTTAGCACCAGCCTTAGTTAATCTTTCGGCTAGTATATCTTTAAGGCGTAACCACCTTACTACACTAGTCTCAAAAGTAGCACCCTTACGCTTACCATATGCACTCATTAGTGGTTCTCTGGTATATCATCAACGAACATATACTCAGGGTTGAATGCAATCCAAGTCATCAATCCTCCACCTGCGTCTGCTCTTCCGTATCTGTTCTTGACTGGTGCAACACCCATTGAAGTTCCGACAACACCAAGTGTACATATAAGCGCTGGTAGTTGTGCCACTTTACCTTGGATAGCAGAGCGTGGCTGACACGGTGTCCCAAGCACAGCCTCACTAGTGTGATGAAGAACGACAACAGCCGAATTAGTAGCACGAGCAAGATATTTTAACTCCTTCATAATAGCACGCATTGAAGCAAACTCTTCGCCACCATCAGTGGCTACATCCATTAAGTTATCTACTATGATAAGCGTAGGAGAACAACCCCATAGTTCTTCAAAGGCTTGGACTTCTTCATCTATATCTTGTAGAGTTGGTGCTGATTCAAACGACCAGACTATATGGTTACTCTTAGATAGAGTAGCCTTAGTCCAGCCTATGTCTGTATGAATCATACCCTCTACATCTGTTTGATTCTTGCCTGAAATCATTGACGCTAATCTCATAGCCATAGTATGAGCGTTAGTGTCGGCAGATATATAGAGGGTAGGCACCTTCATCTTTAATGCTAGCGCTAGCGCAAGTGTGGACTTTCCCACTCCTGGTGCTGCTGCGAACATCGAAACTTCGGATCGACGTAAGATGATCTTGTTAGATTCAAATGCCTTAAAGCAAGACGGTAACGGTTCACCGCCGATACTGGCACGGCCAACTGATCTGACAAGTGTACGCATCCTGGTTCCTTTCTAGTTCCGAAAAATAGTTTAAGCCAGTCTTTTAGTTTACTGGCTTGCATTGATCTGCTGTTCCTTGCGGTGAAGGACAGGCCCAAAATGCATACGGCTTGCCACTAGCCTTAGCAAGTCCTTCTCTCCAGATACGAGCACCGTGTTTACAAACTGGTGCGGCTGTACCTGATGCTTGCGATACTGGGGTTGGTGCGGAGTAACTCGAGGGCCTTGTGCTTGTAGTGGAACTCGATGTCAAGGACGGGTTTAGATTGTATGAACCTACTATCTTTTGCTGGGTAGCAGCAATCTGTGGAGAGTAATCTCCTACGCCCTCTAACAATACTGATAGTTCATCAGCAGTATTAGCACGTACATTTATCATATCACCTGATGGTGTCTTGTAGGAAACCTGTAGTTTCCAGTCTTCGTTTGCCATTGCTTTCCTCATTTCTTCGATGTGAATTGACAATGTTCTGTCAGTCCACAACGATTGCAGTTGTTTGTATTTGGTATAAAGATGCCAGCCTTACGTGCCTTATCAAAGTTACTTACTAAATATTCTAATTTCTCCTGGGTATAACCAGACAAGTCAACCATTGCTGATGTACCCTCTTGCCTTGCCATCCAGTAAGCGCCATACTTAATCTCTACCCCTAAGATTTGTTGTATCCCCAACTTATAAAACCCAAGTTGTAGAGTAGAGGTTGGGGTTTGTTGTGAAGTCTTGAGGTCAACCACGACCAACTCACCATCAACTTCAAACACTCTGTCGAGAACCATCTTGACTGGGATACCAGCAAAGATAGGAGTTAACCCCAACTCTATGGCGGGTGCGCCTTCGGGAGTATACCAAATCTTCCAGTTATGATTAGCCTTGCGCCAATCAATATAAGACTGAACCCATTCAGGTCCTGTCTGTTGCCAGAAATCTACGTTCTCTCTATTAGGAAATGCCTTAGATGTTCTACCACCTACACGAGCAAAGGTTAAGTCAACATCTTGTGATTCTTTAGTCCAAGCACTATCCCATAAACTTTGAGCGGTGCTCACTTAGTGCCTCCTTGAGTGCTAGTTTAGCGCTAAGTAAGCCAACAAGTTCAGCCTCATTCATAGTCTTATCAATAAGGGAATTTATAGAACCAACAGCAACAGCCCAAGTTTCTTGCAAGCCATCAATGTATCGCTCACGCATAATCTCGTTATAGGTTTCCCATTGCATAGTGGTCATACCACCCTCTTCATTAACAATGTTAATCATAAGTTCTCCAAGTCCCACATCTCAGTAGCGGTATGGAATGATGATCCACCTACCGACCATACCGATGGTGCTTCAGGTAATTGTAGCAATCTTCCTAAGTAATACTGGTAGCCACAGTCAATGAAGGTGGTAAAGGCAGAGTAGGATATATGTTCAGGTAGTACGTATTCATCTAGTTGTATAGTCATAGGTGTAGTATACCATAGGGTAGATGATGCACAGGTAGGCAGGATAGAGTTGCCTACCATCATAGGATAATGTTAGGTGTATACTTAGATACATATACAGTATATAAGACCCCGTAGGGGTCCATATAACTACATATAGAATTCGTCTCGAAGTCAAGGTGATTCTCGTTACCTTTTTTGGTGGGATGATATATCTCTGTAGGAAGCGTGTTCGACTTCATACGCCTACTACACTTAAGGCAAAGTGTAACTCCTAGTTGAATGACAAAAAGACCCCCTTACCCAGTAGACATACTAGGCGAGGGGGTCTTATTTATTTATAACTAGTTACTACCACGACCAAACTCTGTGGCTGAGGAATCCAAAGCCTTCAGAAGAGGTCCTGCTACTGCTGCAACTCCTGCTGTTGCTAATGCCTTCAGGTCTGTATTACCTGCAAGGTATAGAGCAAGCACAGCAGCAAATGCTGCACGTGCATAGGAGATTACAATTGCTTTTACTTTAGTTGTATTCATATTTTGTCCTTTAAGGGCGAGCAACACCCATTACTAGGGAGTAAGCGCGTTTCTTTAGATACACACCATCTCCGTTTGATTGGCTACCCTTATTATCCCCAGAGGTATTACCCTCATAGACCATAAGGTATTTCTTCCCATCGTTGCTAGCACATATGCCGACGTGGTCAGCCTGTGCATCTGCATC